ATCGTCATAGCGGCGGAATGATAGCTCTAGGACGATGAAAAAGCTACGCAAAAACCTGCGTTTCACCGTGATCCTGGTGGACGGCAAGCGCTTTCCGAAGATTGTGCGCGCGCCGGCCGGAAGATTGATCTCCGACAAGGCAATCGACTCCGTTTTGGCCGAGGAAGCCACGATCATCGAGAAGTTTTTCCCGGGCCGCGAGTTTCGCCTGGTCCCGCTGGCCTCGGGCGACTTCAACTTCATCGAAATGCCGAAGGAAGAAGCCGAGCTGCGAGCCAAGCGCACCGAACTGCAGGAACAATACAGCGAGGCGAAGGCCGGCTGATGGGTGGACGAGGATCCGGCGGACGAAACCGCAAGCCGACCGCACAGAAGAAAGCAGAAGGCAACCGCGGCAAGCGGGCATTGAACGACAAAGAGCCGCCCATGCTGCCGGGCGAGCCGCCCATGCCTGATTTCGTCGCCAAAGATATCGTCGTCCGGCAAGTTTGGAAGGAAGTCGTGGCCATGCTCGGTGACTATGGTGTGCTACGCAAGACCGATGGGATCGCGATCGGAACGCTGTGTTCGAACTATGTGCTGTTCGCGCAGGCCGACGCCTCCGTCCGCAAGTACGGGCACGTCATCGTCACCGAATTGAACATGGAAACCGGTGTCTCCGTTCTCAAGACCAATCCCTCGGTGCGCGTGCGCAGTGATGCATTGAAGCAGCTGCGTGCGGGATGGGAGGCCTTTGGACTGGATCCGCGATCGGCGGCCGGCATTCAGCTGCCCGACAATCCGGACAAGCCGAAGACGGGACTCGATCTGATCAAGCTGGCGAAGAGTGCGAAGGACGAGATCGTCCACTAGCAATGATTCAGCACAAGACCAAGTGGAAGTCGAGCGCAGCGCAGGCTCTCCTGGCTGAACACTGCACCCGGATCCCGACGTTCAGCCGCTACGTGCTCGATGTGCTCACCGGCAACGTGCCGGCAGGACGATTGGTCTATCTCTCCGTCGAGCGCTTCCTCAATGACCTCGATCGCGCGCGCAGCAAGGGTCCTTCCTTCCCTTTCTTCTTCGATCAAGGGGGTGCGGTTGCGATCATCAAATACTTCCGCGACCTGTGCCCCTTCTCCCTCGATCCCTTCCAGCAGTTCATCGTGGGCAATCTATTTGGCTGGAAGAAAACCGGAGTCGAATGCTCGGTTCATCCCACCGGACACCGTCGCTTCCAGACGGCCTACATCGAAATCGGAAAAGGCAACGGCAAGACGCCGCTGGTCGCCGGCATTTCCACCTACGGAGTGTGCGCAGACGACGAACCCAGTGCGGAAGTCTACATGGCCGCCCCGTCGAAGGATCAGGCCGCGATTTGCTTTCGCGATGCGGTCCGCATGGTCGACGAAAGTCCGGAACTGGCGCGGATCTTCAAGAAGCACGGCTGCGCCGGCAAGATGCTGTCCGGGAATCTCTCGGTCGGTACATCCTTCATGCGGCCGATTTCCGCGGAACACAAAACGCTCGATGGACCGCGGCCGCACATGATCGTCGCCGACGAGCTCCACGAACACCAGACGACACTCGTGCTCGACAAGCTCACGGCTGGCTTCAAGGCGCGGCATCAGCCCTTGGCGCTCGAAATCACCAACTCCGGCTTCAATCGCGACACCATCTGCTGGTATCACCACGACTATTCCCGCCAGGTCCTCGAAGGGATCATCCAGAACGACGCCTGGTTCGGCTACGTGTGCCAGTTGGACGCCTGCGAGGCCTGCCGCGCGGCCGGCAAAGAGAATCCGACCTGCGACGACTGCGATTCCTGGCTGGATGAGAAGGTCTGGATCAAAGCCAACCCGGGACTGGGCACGATCCTGCAGAAAAGCTATCTCGACAAGCAGGTGAAAGAGGCGCTGGAGATCCCGGCCACGCGAAATCTGAAACAGCGACTCAATTTCTGCATCTGGACGCAGTCGGAAGAGCGGTTTATTTCTCCGGAGGCGTGGAGAGCGTGTGCGTGGGAAGAGGATCAACCTGCTAACGCGGCATGAGCAAGCTCTTCATCGGCGATCCGGTCAGCTGGCGCCGGCACCAGCTCGAAGCTCTGCGCGGCAAGACCTGCTACGGCGGACTCGATCTCGGAGTGGTCAATGATTTCACCTGTCTCGCGCTGTATTTCCCTAAGCAGAAGGACATGCGCAAAGACATTCTGCTGCTCTGGTCGTGGGTTCCCGAAAACGTGGACCATCACCAGCCGCTCAAGGAGCGTTTCGGCTACGAGGACTGGGTGCGCGGCAACTTTTTGAAACGCACGCAGGGCAATCGCACCGATTATGCCGTCGTACGCGACGATATTTTGCAACTGGATCACGATTACCACATTGAAGAACTGGCCTTCGATCCCGCCTATTCAACCCAGCTGGTGCAGGAGCTCGTGGCGCACGGCGTGAACATGGTCGAACATCGCCAGGGCACGCTCTCGATGACCTATCCCATCAAGGAATTCCAACGCCGGATCACCGGCCGTGACTTCGCGCACGGTATGAACCCGCTGTTGACCTTCATGGTGGACAACCTGGTCGTGAAATCGGACGGCAAAGGCAATCTCTGTTGCGTGAAGCCCGACAATCCCAAGTCCCCGCGCAAAATTGATGGAGCGGTGGCGGCCATCATGGCGATGGGGCGCGCCGCGGCCAATCCCGAGACCACTTCGAGCGGAAAAGTCTTTTTCGGATGAAAACTCGATGAACGATCGACGCGAAACCAATCTTTTCCCGCTGCTCTTCGTCCTGGCCGGCTTCACTTTGCTGGTTTCCGGCGTCTGGAAGATCTATCACCCAGCCGCGATGATCCTGGCCGGCCTGTTGCTGGCTTTATTTGGCCTGTACGGCCGCTCGGTCTAACTTTTTGGGATTCGGCACACAACTGCGAACCTTTTGGCGCAATGCCAGCTTCCGCGCCGACGTCGGCTTGGGCATTGTGGGTTCGCCCTCTCCGGATTCGGATTACTGGTACCACGGCCTCGGCTATCGCACCGAAGCCGGCCCGATGGTGTCGCCGTCGACCGCGACCCGGCTGGCGGCCGTCTTTTCTTGTACTCGAGTATGCGGAGAAACGCTCGGTTCCCTGCCCTTCGGCATCTACCGCGAGCGCAAGTCGGGCGGGCGGGACCTGGCCTCGGATCATCCCGCCTACGAAGTCTTTCTGCAGCCGAATCCGTGGCAGACCGCGATGGAATTCTTCGAGATGATGCAGGTGCATCTCGAGCTGCGCGGCAACGCCTATGCCCTGAAAGTTTCCGGCAACGGCCGGGCGATCGATCAGCTGATCCCGCTGCATCCCGATCGCGTGCGCGTCTACCTGCTTCCGAACAATCGACTGCGTTATGAAGTCACGGCCTACTCGAGTGGCCAGATCGATCGCTATTCTCAGGACGAGATGCTGCACGTGCGCGGCATGAGCTACGACGGCATCATGGGGATCTCGACGGTCAGCGCGATGGCGGAAGTGATCGGCGTGGGCCTGGCGCAACAGCAGCACCGCGCGCGCTACTTCCACAACTCGGCGATTCCCTCGCTCTCGATCGAGACGGTAAAGATGACCGACGAGGCGCGCGAGGAGATGGTGAATTCCATTTCGGAGAAATTCTCCGGCGAAGGCGCCTTCCGCGTAATCGCTCCTCCGCCGGGCTCGAAGGTCACGACGCTCGGACTCACCAACAAAGATTCGCAGTTGATCGAAGCCAGCCAGGCGACGCGCACCGATATCTGCGGCGCCTGGCGCGTGCCCCCGCACAAGATTGGCGACCTGAGCAGAGGAACCTTTTCGAACATCGAGCAACAAAATATCGAGTTCGGCACCGACTGCATCCGTCCACGGGTGATTCGCATGGAGCGGCGCCTCGATCGCGACGTCATCGACTCGATGCGCGCCTACGAATCGGCCATGGGCGACTACTACATTGTGTTCAACATGGACGCGCTCTTCCGCGGCGACATGAAGAGCCGCTACGAAGCCTATAGCCAGTCGCTCAGCTGGCAGACGCGCGACGAGATCCGGTCGACCGAAGGCAAGAATCCGATCGGCGGCGCCGCCTCCGAGCTGCTCGTTCCCGTCAACCTCGAAACCGTCACCCAGGCCGAGACTCGTTCGTTCAGCAAGCACGGCGTGGACGACTCGCCAACCCAAGAAAGCAGCTCCGGCCAGGACGAACAGGAGCTGGGCGGCGATCCCGAGACTCCGGAAGATTCGAGCGACCCGGAGAGTGTCGAAGAGAATGCGCGCATGCAGCACTCCCGCCTGCGGGCGATGGCTTTGAGCGCGGCCAGCCGTATGGCGCGCCGAGAAGCTCGGTCGCTGCACCGCATCAACGTCTCTGCACAATTCGAAGCGGAACTGGACAAACTTTACGCGGATCTCGCGCCGGTGATCTCGGAGACGATGGTCCTGCCCCTGTCCAGCGCAAAGCGCTACCTCGCGGAGCACCGCAAGCTTTTACTCGAGGCGCACGGACGGCCGCAAACTTTTGCCCGCGAGCCGATCATCGCGCTGATCGAAGAGTCGGCGCCGGCAGTTCTGGCGGCGATGGCCTTGGGCGCGAACTTCCAGCAACGGCGCCGATCGTCTCACTCTTCGACCGTGTCCATTCCCACACACGTTCCCGCAGCCTGGAGCGGGCTCCGGGAGGAACCAACCCAATGAGGGCAGCACAATGAAAGGCTCACCCCAAGTCATCGAGACGCTGCAGTCGGCCGCGGCCGCCGAGGCGCACCTCAATTTGCAGTACCGGTTGGATGCGCGCTCGCTGAAGTTCATGGGCATCAAGCAGGTTGCGAAGAAAGCCGAGGAGTACGGCAACGACACCCACGACTTTCTGAAGTACGTGACCAAGCGAATTCTCTTCCTGGAAGGGGATCCCAGCTACCAGATCCCCAAGGTCGTCGAGCAGCCGACGCTGACCACGCTTTTCAAGGCGGAACTGGCGCTCGAACTGGCCATCGTGAAGCCCTACGAGGACGGGGTCCAGGTAGCGATGAAAGCGCTCGACGACACCACCCGGAATTTGTTCGAACACTTGCTGAAGTGGCACGAGAAGCACGTCGACTGGCTGGAACGCCAGCTGCGACTGATCGATGGCATGGGCGAAGCCACCTATATCTCGGCCAAATTGTAAGAAAGGAAGCCCTCTTTATGTCTCTCCAGTTCGAACGACAAGCCAAATCGACGGCCCTCAAGTACGGCCACATCCTCTCCGCGTTTTCCCGCGCGATCTGGGCGATTCTGCCGGAGAAGTTTGCCGTCATCCAGTCCTTTCTGCAGCTGAAGGCTTCCGGGGGAACGGTTTCGGCCGAACAACTGGCCCTGGTGAAGCGCCCGGCGCGGCGTCCCTACTTGCTTGATCTCACCGGACCCTTTCTCGCCGGCGCGATCCCGCACGAGAAAGCGGAAGCCAAAGACGACTCTCCGGAATGGGACGGCGCCACGGCCAAGGATCGCCTGGCGAAGTGGGCCTCGTCCGACGGTTCGGGCGACAAGGACAAAATCGATTGGGCACAATATCGCAAGGGCTTCGCCTGGTACGACTCCGACAACGCCGAAAGTTTCGGCGCCTACAAGTTTCCGCATCACGACGTCAAAGACGACAAGCTGACCGTGGTCTGGGGCGGCGTGAAAGCCGCGATGGGCGCGCTGCTCGGCTCCCGTGGGGGAACGTCGATTCCCGCCGGCGACCGCAAGGCTGTCTACGATCACCTGGCCGCGCACTACAAAGAGTTCGACAAGGAACCGCCCGAATATCACAGCGAAGAGATCTCGCCTGAAATCGAGGTCGTTGCAGAAGGTCGTCTTTCGAAGCTTGCACAAAGGCGAGAAGGATCGTCCCAAGCGGCCGCCGGCGACGCACGCACCAAAGACGGTTCGACCATCGCCGTGCTGCCGCTGACCGGAACCATCTCGCACCGCATGGGCATGTTGAGCGAGGCCTCCGGAGGAATTTCGACCGAACGCTTCACCCAATGGCTGCGCGCCGCGGCCGCGGATCCGAGCGTCAAGGCCATCGTCATCGATGCGGACTCGCCCGGTGGAACCGTGGACGGAGTCCCGGAGCTGGGCGACGAGATCGCGCGGGTCAACAAGACCAAGCCCGTCGTAGGCATCGCGAATTCCATGGCAGCCTCGGCGGCCTATTGGTTGCTCTCGCAGTGCGGCGAGCTGGTGGTCACGCCCTCAGGCATGGTGGGATCAGTCGGGGTCTTCGCCTCGCATGAAGACCTTTCGAAGATGTACGAGCAGATGGGCGTGAAGGTCAACCTGATCTCCGCCGGCAAGTTTAAAACCGAAGGCAATCCCTACGAGCCGCTCTCCGACGACGCGCGCCAGGCGCTGCAGGGCCAGGTCAACGACTACTACAACCTGTTCACCGCGGCAGTCGCGCGCGGCCGTGGTACAGATCAGAAAACCGTGAAGGCGGGGTTCGGCGAAGGCCGCATGCTCCTGGCACAACAAGCGGTGAAGGAAGGCATGGCGGACCGCGTGGCCACGCTCGACCAGACGCTAGCGAAGCTGGGGGCAACGAATTCTTCATCCAAAGTCCGGGCCTTCGCCGCGGCGCTGGTCGCCGACGACGAGATAGACGAACAGCACTCGCCGCTGCCTGACGACGATGAAGACGACCCGAACAATCCGGATGACACGAGCGAGTGCAAGTGCAAGTGCGAGGCCTGCCGCGCGACTCCGCCCCACTGTGAGGACTGCTCGAATGCAGTATGTGACGACGAGAACTGCGCGCACTCAGACGTCTCGGCGCTCGATTGGAAGGCCAAGCTGAACGCACGCCGGCGCGCATTGAATTTGTTGTAGCCAAAAGTTTCGGCGAAGCGTTGCCTTCGCCCGATGAAACCAAGTCCCGCCGACGCGGGACTTTTTCATGTCCCGAAAACTGCCGCGATCCTTCGATTGCCGGTTCGGGAAGCAACGGGCTGCCACCGCCGCCTTGGTGGAACTGCAAACGAAAGCAAATCACTTCAGAAACGAAGGAGAAGCACACCATGAGTAAGCTCAGCATTGATGCCCTTCGCCAGCGGAAGATCGAGATCGAATCCCAGCTCGAACC